TCCCCATTGGCTAAAATCCAATAGCGCCCCAACGTATAGAGGTGACGTTATTTTGTGCAGACATATAAGTGAAGCTGTTTATTGTTATTTCTTTAACGGCACTACTCGTCCAATTATCATTATCTAAGGTTGCCGGCGCTATGTTAGTGACTGCGACGAACGGAGGAAAAGTAAAAGGTATTATAAAGTTACTAGCCCCATCGTATATAGTCCTAGTAACTGCGATGTCTGACTTTCCCCATTGGTTATGAGCCTACTGTAATCCAGTATAATCCAGTACATCTATCATCAACACAAGCTTTAAACGAAGTCAGTGTTTTATCAATTCTACTAATAGCAGTACTTCTATCTAAATTACTATCGTATGTAGGATTTCCTAAATATTCTGGAGCTACCACAGGAATGTATTTAGAACTATATGGTACTAATAAGCTAATAGCGAATTGACGGTATGTTGATAGATTATCTGTTTTATATCCCCATTGGTTCTATGGCAATAACTCAATGGCCTTTCGTAACTCACGCAATTCCTTATGTGTATAAACTTTTGTAGTTATATCACCATGTTTATGCCCAAGAATAGCACGAATAGCAGTAGGTGATGCACCATACTTATCTAGTAGAGTAGCTACTGTATGGCGGCAGTCATGAGTTGAATGAGAACAGTTGATAACCGTCATTACTGATTTAAACTGCTTACTGAATTGAGCATAAGAGCTAGGTAGTATCTTATCTGATGAATTGTGATACAAGGTTGTAACTATTGGAAATATGCGTCTATGTATGGGAATTAAGCGATTACGGCCAGCATCAGTTTTAGATAGACGTACTATAAGACATTTAGTGCGGAGGTTAATATCGTTCTTACGTAACGATAGTAATTCACCGCAACGCATACCTGTATATAAGAGTATTAGAATGCCATAAGTATCGGCAGTATTAAGGCTCCACAATCGATTAATCTGTTGGCGAGTGAACGGCTTATGAGGATACACGCTAACATCGTGGCCAAGATTAAGAAAAGGGGTGTAATCCTTAATATCGATGTCATTGACAATCGCATATTTAGATAGCAATGAAAGTAATGTGCGTACCTTCTTGGCTGATGCGTAGGATAGGCCGTTATCTCGCATGCTATCAATCACGTATTGCATATCAGAGTATTTGATTAAGTTAATAGGCATATTAGCAATTGATTGAATATGATCATAGGCAATGCGATATGATTCAATGGCTGATTTACTCACGATTCCAACACGAGTAGGCAGCCATTTTTCATAAATACTTTTAAATGTCTCGACGCACGCACTTTGGCGGTGCATACGGAGATATGCATTTCTTGGGTAGTGCTTAATAGTGCTATTCATTGTTATATCCTTTCATTAATTAGGAGGTATATATGAATAATTATATCCATGTACTTGATGCAGATGGACGTCGGATTACGTCCATTGTAGATAATATGATAGTACCTATCGGTGAAGAGGCTTTGCTTAAGCAAGCTAAAGAACAATATCCTGATGCTGCTCAATATATATATGGAGGAGATGCTATGTTAGATGCTTTTCTTGATGGAAAAGTTTATAAAAAGGGTATATTCGAAGACGCCCCAGTAATTGAATACATCCCAACAAAGGAAGAAAAGATTAACGCCATAAAAGCCGAATATGAACCCCGCTTTAAAACACTAGAAGAAGCCCAACGCAGATTACTGTTAATGGGAAAACCTACCACAGCTATTAGCACACAGTACATTAAATTAAATGGAGAAATGGTAGCACGCATTAAGGAGGTGCAATAATATGCCTAAATATATCGGTGATAGTAAAGTCCCTGTTATGGAATTTTGTGAATATTGCTGGGAAGTACTAAATGATGATGGCACGTGTCCTACTGAAGGATGCGTACATAATGATTTACTAAATTCAGACAAGGATGATACAGATGCTACCAGTCCTACACAACTTTAATGCAATCAAAGGGGAGTTAATTTCTCTTAACATTGGGTATAACAATGTTGTGGCGAGTGAAAATCTATTCGCCTGTGTTCGTAAATATCGGACGGACGAAGATTATAAAGCAAAGTTTGATATTAGTGTATCTACTGACAATCTAGAAAACGATGAAGCATCTAAAATCACTCTTTCACTTGATACAAACACTTTAGAAGCTGGTAAATATCAATGGGATTTATTCATTTGGAATGGCAACCGCCCTATTAAATGCCTTGTTAAAGGGCAAGTTGACATAATTGAAGGTATCAGCAATAGGGGGAAATGATATGAACGAAGAAAACGTATATTTGAAACCTTCTCCTGTTAATAGCATCCACATCAAAGACGGTGATGAAAATATTAAAGTCAAAGACAATATGCAAATTGTTAAGTTGCAAGGCCCAAAGGGAGATCCTGGACCACAGGGCGAACCTGGTCGAAATGGTGTTGACGGAATAAACGGTGAGCAAGGGTTACAGGGTATTCAAGGTCCTCCAGGTATTCAAGGTCCTCCTGGCCCCCCTGGTGCTCCCGGTAAAGATGGCGTTAACGGTCGTAAAGGCGACCCTGGCCCTAAAGGTGATCCTGGTAAAGAAGGGAAGCCGTTTACTTATGATATGTTCACATCAGAGCAATTAGAGAATTTAAAAGGAGCTAAAGGCGAACAAGGCTTGCAAGGACCACCTGGCATTAAAGGTGAACCTGGAACTCCTGGGGAGCGTGGAGCAGACGGTGAAAGAGGACTACAAGGACCACCAGGGCCGAAAGGTGAACCTTTTAAATTTTCCGATTTTACACAAGACCAACTTAACGCACTTAAAGGGCCGAAGGGCGATAAAGGTGAGCCATTTAAATATAGTGATTTTACTCCCGAACAACTTGCAGCACTTAAAGGCCCTAAAGGGGACCCAGGACCGCAAGGTCCTCCAGGGCCTCCTGGTACTGGCGGTACGGGTGGTCCTGGTGGTAGTGTGGATTTATCTAAATACGCACTCAAAACAGAGCTAAATAACTATTTATCTAGAACAGACGCCAATAACCATTATGCTCAAAAAGGCTGGGCGGCTCAAACGTTTGCTTATAAAGGTGATTTAGGTAGTTTTATTAGAAAAACGGAAATTGGACAATACGCCTTAACGCCTGGCGATGCGGCTAGCCGTTATGTTAATAACATTCAAGCACGATCCTTTGCTAAGTATTCCGATTTAAATAACTATGTTCCTAAAGAACAATACAATAAAGATATTGAAGCTTTAAAGAAACGTATAGCTGATTTAGAACACTTATAGGAGTTAAATAATGAATAATTAGCTAACACATGGAGAAGAAAGGCAAGAATTAACTGATTTCATGGGAATAGAAAGGAGTTGCTGAATGTGGACATGGCAATTTGAACTAAATGATATTTTAACTACGCTCACAATAGTAGGTGTAGTTGCTGGGGCAGGGTATAGATTGTTGGTTATTCCTTTACTTGAAAAATTAGACCTTCAAAGAATGCAAGATAATCTGATGCTCCAAGAAAAAATGGGCGCGCTTACCGATACGTTGAAGGACTTGAAAGAAGAAATCAAACTTTCACGTGAGCAACGAACCAAAGCATACACAGAGCACGTAAAATTAACATCCCGTGTTGATGGTATCGAGGCTCGTGTTGATGATATTAAGGAGGAACTACATGAACATACCACCAAATCTCATCAGTACAGTTAAAAAATCATATCGATCCGTTAGTGGGGCCAATTTCCACCCTACAGGAATATTTGCTACCAGGGCGCTAGTATTTGTCATGCTAGTGCCTATTTTACTAGTTGTTAGCGAATACATTATGGTATTCATTCGTGGCTATGCTGACGATATGACAATAAAAATTATTAATACAGGGATAAATATTATCGACCATATATTTATCCCTAGTGTATTAACAGCCCTTGTAGGGTTCTTGGCACTTTGGATAGATAAGGACGGTAACGGTGTTCCCGACCAATTAGAAAAGGAGGATAAACGATGAAAGTATTTATTAATCCAGGACATGATATTAACTTAGATAGTGGCGCAGTGAATCCAGTTTACGGCACCCGTGAATGCGATGTGGCACGTGATGCAGGCAAGATGTTGGCCCGGTATCTCGAAACAGCAGGATGCGAAGTTCGTACTCTTCAAGATGATGATTTAGGTCTTGTATGTTCCGAGTCTGACTCTTGGGGCGCAGATATATTTGTGTCGCTCCATTGCAATGCATTCAACACGCAAGCTCGTGGAACGGAGACTTTGTACAAGTCCTTTAATGGGCAACGCTTGGCCAATGATATCCAATCACAAATTATCCGCAGCATTAATACAGTAGATAGAGGCGTTAAAAAACGTGATGACCTTTGGGTCCTAAACGGCACAGATGCAACAGCGGTTCTTGTTGAGATGGCTTTTATTGACAATGAAGAAGACCATGCTATGCTTACGAATGATTTAGATACGATCGTCCGTGCTATTGCACGAGGAATCACCGATTACGCAGGAGGAATGTGATGTATGAAAGAATCAAAAGCCTATTTGATCGCACTCGTAACCGCTATATTCTTATCGGTAGTACTGTGTGCCTCGCCTTGCTTTGCCTCGGATACATCTTCTACCAACCAAGCGGAGCCGACTATCACCGTGCCGTTGACGCAGTGGAACGAGCTCAAGAGCAACAACGAGAAAGCCTTGAACTTAACCGAAGCATCCAACATTCCATTGACAGAAGCGCAGACCTTAGTCGTGAAGCAGGGACAAGAATTGACAGAAGCTCACAATACAATCAACAGATTGGAGAGCGAATTGGACAAAGCCAAAGCGGACTCAGTGAAGCAAGAAGCTACCTTGAACGAAATGCAGAAATCATTAGACGTGTTGAAGAACACAATAGAGCGGGACAACCGCACAATCAAGCGACTACGAATGCAACGCAATCTATCCCAAGTAGTGGGGGCTGGAGCGATAATCGGAGTAGTGATTCATCGATAGAGAGGTGATCCAATTATCTCCTGATCATGAGCAGGTGGACTCATGGATTGACCTAAAGTAGTAAAGACCATGTTAGATTAATTTCTAGCATGGTCTTTTTTTTGATTTTATTCGTGATTTATATATAATGGTATATATAATGGAGGTAGACCTATGATACAAGTATTTAGTCACAGAACGCATATCGACCAACGGACAGGTGAGACACGCGTAGTTTTTAATAGCGAAATCGGTGAGGCTTTAACTTATGAAGAAGCTTGGGGGATAATTTGTAATCACGACTTAGCGAGTGCCGGGCGTTTATTAATTGCGTATAAGCACGATTGGGAAACCTTTAATCTAGGTAGTAGATTCCCTAATTTTGAATGGCCTGAAAATATTAATTTCGTATATTTTACAGATGAAGCTACTTCGCCTGTTATACCGCCTAGCGCGTATACTGAAATTTCTGTTCAAGAATTAATTAGAATTCTGAAACTTCCATATAGATTAGAAAATACGGAAGATACAAGCTGTTAAAATGCTTAAAAATTCTTAATGGTTGCTCAACCGTTGCTCAACTTTTAGAAGTTGAGTATGTTAAAATGTTAATAAAATAGAGGGTTTATATAATTTTATGAATATGTTATATAAACAGGTTAAATA